TCACGATGCCTGAATGGCCGCGTTATCGGCCTTGCACTTGGCGTAGATCGCTTCGATGTCGGCTGCGGTCGGGCCGGTGCTGCTCTTGGTCTGCTCGACCGCCTGCACGATGGTGGTCCATGCTTCGGGCCCGTATTTCTCGATTAGGCCGATGACAGTGGTAGCTCCGCTTACGATGGCGCTGATTTCCGCTGTATCCATATCAGTTGCTCCCCGTGGTCGTGGTCGCCTGCGCGTCGGCCAGCGCGGATTGCAGTCCGGCCAGCGCGCTTTCGGCTGTGGAAACGGTGGTGGTGGTCAGGCTGTCGCCCGCGGTGATGGCGTTATCCAGCGCGGTCAGCGGGGTCATGGCGGCGGCGGATGCCGTCTTGATCTCGGCCTTGACCGTGGCGTTCACATTGCCGCTGGCTAGATAGGCTTCGGCACCAGTGGCGGCCACGTGGTAGGCGCTCATGGTGTCGTATGCGGCCTTCTGCAGGTTCACCTGCCTGTTGGATGCACAGGCCCCGAGGGCGGCCAGCGAGAGGACGGCGGCGCAGGCCGCCAGGCGGGATCGTTTGATCATGGTTATATCCTTCAGGATGCAGCAATCACGCCTGCACTACGCAGGGCGGCCAACAGGCCATTGAAATCGGCTTCGGTTGGAGCCGCCGATACATTGGCAATAGCGGGCTGCGGCGTGATGGAGGACGCCTTCTGGTCCGCCTGCATTTCGATAGCCTGCTCCTTGGTCAGGTAAGGGCCACCTTCAAACGATGAGGGGTTGATGGATGTCGTCATTTCGTTGTTCCTGTCGAGGATGCAGGGACGCCTTTCTCAGGCTGCCCTTTCTTATCCAGCACCGGGATACCAGCCGAGGCCACTGCCTGTTTGGCAGCAGGCTTGTCCGCTACCGGCACACGCACGCCACTCTGCCCCGGCTTGAAGTGATTTTCTGCCCAGCCGATGTTCAGGCCGATGGTGGTCATGAACTGGTAAGCCACAGCCCACCAGCTGCCTGCATGTGGCGGGGGGATGATGGCGGCGGCGGCACTGCATGCGAATACGAAGATGGCGGCATACAGGGTGTATTGCTCCGGCACCTCGGTAAGCAGGAGTGCAATGACAGCCCCGAGGCCACCAAGTTTTGCGGTAGTGTTCATGCGCATCCTCCATTCAGTCCGGGCCGGTTGGCAAGTGCCTGTTCGATCTGCGTTGTGGTGATGTGGCCCGGCCCGTTTTCCATTGTCGCAATCCCTGCGATCAGTGCCTGCATGGTCGCCGGGTCGCACAGGTCCAGAACCGTGTCAGGCTGCACGCTCATGGTCCGGCACAGGCCGGAAATATAAGCCCAGGTGGCATTCTCGCTGGCGGGGGCATAGACGGATATGATGGAGGCAACCGTGGTCAGCCCCCGATCGCCATAGCGCAGCAGCTGGTCGCGCAGGGCGCGGATGCCATCAGCCATGGTGGGGAAGGCCGCAAAGCGCGGATGCGGCACGCCGGTTTCCAGATGCGCGCCCGGCTGCCCCACGTAATCGAGATTGCCAGGATTGTTGTTGCGGATGCCGCGCGGGAGACATTCAACCATCATCCAATCGCCCCATTCCAGAGATTACAAACGCCACGCCAGGCCGCATCACCAATCTGTCCCCAGCCCAGCAGGCCGGTAATCAGGACAGCCCAGAACATCATCCGCTTGTCGCGGGCCGCTTCCCGTTCCTCGATGCGTCCTAGGCGGGAGGACAGATCGTTGTCGCGATTGTCCTGCTTTTCCTGCAGGGCGCTGAAACGGTCGTTCATTTCACGGCGGGTTTCGGCGGCGTTGTCGTTGACCGCCTGCATCAGAAGCGCGTTCTGGTGCTTCATGTCATCGCGCAGGTTGTCCTGCACGCCTTCGACCCGGGCCACGCGCTCACGCACCACGGCGACTTCCTCGACCGTGGCATAACGGGGATCGGTCATCAGTGGGATATCGCTGCACCAGAAAGGGCAGAAAGCCATTTGTTTCCAGAGCAATAGGCTACTACACCGGTGCCTTCACCGGCAGTTTCATTGGGTTTCAGGGCATCAGGAACCAGAATAGTCGTACCGCTGGCGCAGGTATCCGCTAGGGCTGCGTATGGCTGAATTCCCGAGACAGAAACGGTATAAAACGGGTTACCAGACGTTCCAGATCGTTTCCCATACGAGAATACCTCGACAGGATTAGCAGCCTGTGACTGGGCAAACGCACTGTGCGCAGAAAATGTAAGGATCGCGGCTGCCGCGAAATATTTTAGCATGGTGAGGGTACTTGAACAGAATTCTACCCGTCACCAGCAGGCTGGCCGTGTTGAGGATATTAGCCTACAGACCATCAAAACGGCAAGAAAAAAGCTGCCCGGTTGGGGCAGCTTCCTTTCATGCGGGGATCAGCATCTTGATAACAGCGGGCGGTTTCGACGTTCCTTCCCGGTCCGAGATCATGCGGGCCACGCCCCGGACGTAATCACCAAGGGCCTGCCAGACATCCTCGGCAGTATGGTGGCCGTTGTTATAGCCCAGCGCCATACCTGCTGACTGACCCGAGAGAAAGCCGATATCGATATCTTTTACGCCCCCATCTTCTCGGGGGCTTTCGCAAAAGGGCGCGCCTCCATGCGCCAGCGCAGCACGTCAAGGGTTCGGGCCGACCACAGGATCACTCGCTTGGTGGGCTGAACGCCAAAGAACTCGCCATTGTCCGTGACCATCCACGGCTGGTTTGTCGTGCCAGCCGACTGCAAGCCAAGATCGGCCAGCATGGCGTTGACCTTCGCTGCACCAATGCCAAGGCGGCGGCCAATCTCACCAACCGGCAGGCGGCACGTTCCGGTGTTCGGGCGGCGCTTGGGGATCAGGTTGGCCGGGATGGGAAAGGCTGCGATCTGGCCGGGCACGCGGGTTTCGACCAGCGCCTGCTTTTCGGCAACCTTTTCCTGCACTACGGCAACAGCATGCTCGGAAAGCTCCCGTTGTGCCGGTGTCAGCTTCTCGCGGATCTCGGCTTTCAGTTCCGCCAGCAGATCACTTTTCATCTTGGTGACGACCGACTTCACGATGCCGCCAACTTCACGGGCGGAGAGGTGGTTGGGTACAGGCTGTTCACCACGTTCATAGGCATCAAACCGTTCGACTATTTCAATGGTGATATCTGTGGAAATAGCCGTTTCCGACTTTGCTGTGATGAAGATGGCCTGTTTGCGGTTGAGGTAATATGCTTCTGTGGGCCTTCCGCCCTTGCTTCCAGAGGTTTGCGACGCGGTGGCGCAAACCCCCATGCGCCCCAATTCCGGCAGGTAGCGCACGATGATCTTGCGAATATCGCGCGGGCGATTAAACCCGAGACGCACCCCGAGGTCTTCATCCTTGATGCGCAGTTCGCCATTCATGGGCTGTGGATTAATCGCAATTGTGCTATTATCAGCGATAGCTGTCGTCATGGGGTATGTCCCTTGATGATTGTTAGGGCCGGTTGGAAGTTAGGGCTTCCTTCCGGCCTGTTTTTTTGATAATCAGAAAGAATGAATAAGTCAATATCTGATAATCAAAAAAAAAGAGGTAGACCGTCTACTGGCCACGACCCAATGTGGGGTATTCGCTTCTCCTCTCAACAGAGAAACGATATCGAATCTTGGGCCAAAGAGAACAATATATCTCGAGCAGAAGCTATAAGACGATTGGTTCAGATTGGCATTAATTCACAATGTAATGGATAGAAAATGAAAAAATATATTATAGCTATTTCTATATTTTCTCTTTCTGGATGCGCTGGATTTTCTGTTCATTCACCCAACTACAAAGAATCAACTTTTGAAGATTCAAATGCTTATGATGAATGCAAAAGAAAATATCCAGAAAAAAAAGGATATTATCTTAAACTGTCAAACTGCAAAGACTCAGTTGATTACACATGGTCAGAAAAAAATAACTATAGCACTGACGCAATAACAGATATTACTTCCGCAAGGCATTTTCTTTCCAAAAGCCTTGATGCTGGAGAGATAACTCCAGATGAGGCGAAATATAAGTTTTCAAAAGCCATCATAGAGGCCAATGCTAAAAACAAAGGATACGCGGTTGAGGAAAACGAACAAAAGGCAGAGCGACGCCGTGCTGCGTATTCAGTCATGGCGCGCAGTGGAGCATTTTTATCACGTCCTGTTTATCAGGCCCCTGTCCCGACGAATATGATGGGATTGCAGCCTTTGCAGCATCCCACGAACGCTACCCCACGAACGACGAATTGCCAGTCATATATCTCTGGAAGCTATGTTAACACGACGTGTAGATAGAATTTTATTAACCATATGGCCCTGAACAGGAAATTGTAATAGGTCAATAACTATATGATCCTCCGCTATTTCCTGTGGTGTCTGCTTGCATGGTTTGGCACCACAGGTCTGTATTACGAAACGGAATACGGGATATTCTGGCCCGGTCAGTTCAATCCTATGGCCTTCGTGTTTCTACCATTCTGCATGGCGCCGTTCCTAATCCGCCTCACAGGCGCAAGGCGTTTGGCAAAGGCATGGGTTTTCATCAGGTCTAAACTCTCGTCCAGATAGCTACCGCTGGGGCAGAAGTCGGTTGATGACCTCCTGATCCGTCCGCTGTATATTGGTCAGCTTCCTGTTTGCCAGTGCGTGCCCCAGCAGGGCATTGCCTGTATGCAGGGCCGTACCGATAGCGCCGCCGGAAAGCGCCCCCAATTCCTGTCCGCCAAGCGCACCCCCTAGCGTTCCCAATACGCCACCGTAATTCCCCCCGCGCACCTCTTTCGTGCGCTGGTTCATCGCAGCCTTGAACGTTTTGGATGCGCCATTCGACCGGCCTGCGGCCTGCATTTCCCTCTCGGCCAGCATATCACGGTAGATTGCCCGCAGCCTACCTTCCTGTTCCGGCGTCACCGCATCGGTGCCCTTTGTGGATACCGCAACCTCATTTTTGTCAATCTGTCCGATCAGGCGCTTGAGGGCTGTATAATTGACCACTTCCCCATTGGGTGCGTCGTTTGATGCCTGTGTCAGGCCGCGCGACTGAAGAAAGCGCTGGCTGTCGATATCTCCAGACCGACTGGAATAGCCCTCCAGGTAATCCCGAAACCCCGGTGCTCCGCTTTCGATATGGCTGGCCAGATCATCCATGAATGGCGTCAGACGCGCGGCGGCGGCCCGCATGTTGCTATCCTCGCTTGCGGCAGCTTTCTGCAGACCGTATCCAATTTCCTTGCGCAGTTCCCACAGATTGGTAGGGGTCGCGGTTCCATCCTCATCCGTTGCGCCAGTCAGAGCGCTTTTGGCGGCGTTCAACGCGCGCTGCACGGACGGGCGGGCGCGCGCATCCGCAATGTTCCTGTCAAGCGTAGCATGCAGCTCATCAACCGGGACAGGCTGCTCATTTTCAAATGCTGCCGTGCGCTGTCCCTGCTCAAACCTGCTGCGTTCTGCCTCCAGATTTCGTATCTGCTCTGGCGTGCCAATCGTGTCGCGCATGTGCTTCAGGTAGGCGTCATTGTTGGACATTTCGAGCGTGCGGAACGCATCCGGGTAGAGATCCCGCATGTTGTCCTCCAGACCTGCCATTTTCGCATCGCGCGTGCGAGTGGCCAGCGTGTGGAATACGCCCGGCACCTGGGCTTCATACAGCCGCGTTCCGTCGCTGCCGGTAAAGGCGCTCATGATCGCATCGGCTGCCTTCTTCGGATCAGTAAAGGCGCCTATTTTTGATACCGCCTTGGTCTGGGCTTTCTGCTGAGCTTTCTGCTCTGTGGCGGATGGCGGGGGCATCGGACCGCCGGATTGCGATGCGGCCTCACCGCCCGTTGGTCTCGGTCCGCCCGATGGGGGTTCTGCCCCCGTATGGATGCCATCAGGGTCAAGGTGATTGAGAACAGATCCGATTACACTCCGGCCGCCACCAGCGAGCCTGCCAAGAGCCGCGCCGCCAATGCCCAGAGCGGCAGCATTCGCAGCATCCTGCACGCCGTTATGCCCGGATAGTTCGCCCTGCACCCCGGCGGCAAGGGCATTATTAGCCAGCCTCGTTGCCAGCGGACCTTTGCCGCCTACAATATTGGAGGCGATGCGGCCAGCCCGGTTCCCTTCCATTGCTGCGGCGGCAGGGCGGATCAGGCGACCGCCCCCTTCGATAGAGAGTATATCACCAAGCGCAGACCCAATGGCATTGGTATATTTCCCGCCATAATGGCCCGCGCGTGCCTGTTCATCGGCATCTTCCGCCGCGTCTATGGCGTCTGCTGTCTGGGTGGCTGCGCGTGATACCGGGTTGTCATACCGATGCCCGGCAGATGTCACGTATCCCAGAAGGCGAGATACTCCGGCACCGGTGCGGTCAATTTCACGACCTGCTGCATTCATTGTGTCGTTCGTGAGCGTCCACGCTTTCCCCAGCCGCGACTGTTCGGGCTGCGTTGACGCAACGGGGGCGCTATTTTCTGGCGCCCATCCATAAACGCTATCGTCCAGTTGTGGTGCCGATCCCTGCGTTTGCGGGGTTTCGTCCCACCCGTAAACGCTGTCATCAAGTGCAGGAGCACTATCTGCGGGCCTCTCGCCATTGCCGCGTTTTTTCACGATATCAGCCATATTTGCCATTACCTTGCCGGGATATGCCCGCGTCTCGTCGTTACCCCAGCGGGACTGGTCCGTGCCTGCGTTATAGGACCGCAGGGCATCCGTAGGATTGCCGTAGCGTTTCAGGCCATAATCTAGTAGGCGGGCGGCCCCGTGGATCGACTGTACGGGGTCGTCAGGGTTCACACCCAGGGACCGCGCCGTCTGAGGCATAATTTGCATCAGTCCGCGAGCGCCAGCCGGGCTAACTGCATGAATGTCTCCAGCGCTTTCCGTCTGCGCTACAGCCCGTAGCCAGTTTTCGTCAATATTGTGCGCCTGGGCTGCATCACGAAAAGCGCCATCAACCTGAGATTGCAGGTTATCGGCCATTCTGCGTGCCCAATATCCGGTTGATCTGAGTTGGCGTCAGGCCATAATCGTATCCCTGGTCACGCTGTGCCTGCGCCATGCGGCGTACGGAAGCTGCATATTGTGCCTGATCTGGAATATGGGTGCGCGCATACTCCCTCCCCTCATCAGGGCCAAGGCGTTGGATCGTCGCAAAGCGCGGGTCAAATGCCTGGTCATAATCAGCGAGGGCCGACATTACTTTCGTTGGATCGCTTTGCGATGCCGCAATTTTCTGCCGTCCCTGTTGGTGAAGGGCTCGCGTCAGGGTCTCGTTTGTCAGGGCGCGCGCTGCCGCAGGGGTCATTTCCATGCTGGGAGTAACGTGCCCCAGATCATCTAGCCCCGCATTGGTGTGAGGAACGCCACCCCCTTCCATCATCTGCTGACGTAGAGCGGTGCCAGCTTTGTCGATTTCCTGCGCAATCGTGGCATATCGGTTGGCATCCTGTCCGCCCAGCCCGAATTTGTTCAGGTTATTCGCAATGTCTTTTAGGGCGCGCGATCGGGCATCTTTGGGGACGGAGCCAAGCAGGGCATCCATATTCCGAAGCGTGGCAATATTCTGCGTTACGTCATTTTGCTGAGCGGCAAGAGAATTTCTTACCTGCTGCCCCGTTTTGACATTTTCCTCATAACCGACCGGGAGAGATGCCAATGGCATCTGCGAGACAGGGCCGGAAGGCGCTCCCCTTGCTGACGCCGGACCGGATGCGGGCAGGCCGCCGTCCCCACCATTGGACGACGCATTCCCGCTGCCATATGAGCCGCCAGCCGTATCGATGCGCTGGCGGCCAGTAAACCCGCTGCCGCCACCACCACGCAACGATCCTGCTGTGGTCATTGTCTGGACCATACCGCCATCAGGATTGTTCGGATCGCGCGTCCAGACTGGGACAAGTGCCGCGTCGCTCTCAGGAGAGACCTGCTTCTGAACACCGCTAGCCGGACTGAACGCGGCTCCATCCATCGGGCTTCCCTGTGTTCCGCTCTGAATGGTCTGCCCATCGTCCACCATGGTCGGGGCACCGAACACGCGATTGGTTGCTTCCTGCCCCATATGCGCCGTGTAGGCGGCTTTCAGAGCCTCCACACGCTGCTCCTTTGTCGGAAGTGCCATGACCTGACTGGCAATCGTGTTGATCTGTTTGGAAGCCCCCGGCGTCAGTCGAGACATAAACGCAGCATATCCCTGCACGTTGGCATTGGTCGGGTCAGAAATGACACGACCCATCCCGTCAGCGGCGGCATTGCTGGCATGTTCTTGAAAAGCTAATTGCGCATCGCTGTTCCCTGTCTGTGCTCGCTCCTGACCCAAGCTGTCAGAGATAGCCTGCCCGGCAGCATAGGACGCACTCGGGTCTGCGGCTATACGGGAACGGAACGCATTCGCATCGAATGATCCATCTGGATTAGTGGACTGTTGGTACGCCTGTCCTACAGCGCGCTGCGCCTTGTAGCCGAGAAGCGCATTCTGCGCCTGCACGGACTGATTTACCGTATCTAGTGGATTGGCCGACCTGATTGGTTCAGGAGCGAGAGCATTTGTGTTGAAGCCGCCAAAAAATGCCATCAGAAATAATCTCCCGCATCCTCACCGCTGCCTTCAAGCGCATCCTCGGCGCTAGAAACATTTCCTGACCCGACCGGACTTCTCCCGTTTAATAGAGAATTGTACATCGAATACTGGCTTGCTGTATTGCCAAGAGATGAAAGACCGCTAGCAAGCGCATTACCTGCGCCAACCGTTGCCGTCATGGCTCCATTTGCGCCCTCCATTTCCACCTGCCCAGCATTGTTGGCCGCCGTCATGGTGTTATTGCCTTGCTGGGCAAGAGCCTGATAGCCCTCCTGGGCCAAAGCATTCGTATCATTGAACTGGTTCTGATATGTGCTGTCTGCTAGACCAGACGCATAGGTGGCCGCGCCTTTCAGTGCCGCTCCGCTGTCAGCAAGACCGCGCGCTGCGGCGCTATTGGTAGCGCCCTCCTCCCCTTGTGAGAGGTTCCACTGGTATCCCGGTGTACTCTGTAGATAACTTTCTGTCAGCCCGTTAGATAGGCTATTGATAGCATTCGTGCCGGTCGTAGCATACGGGTCCAGCAGTGCATTTGCTGTATTTGCACTGTTCGTGATAGATGGCGCCACACTGTTTGCGGTATTGATCGCAGTCTGTCGCGCCTCTTTCTCCGCGTTCACTTCCTCAGCAGTAGCAGCCATTGTGGAGGCGGCCTGCGCCGCGCCCCCTACAGCGGCCCCTACGTCAAAGCAGATGCCGCGTATTCCGTGGCCTGTGAAACCTGCATGTCCCCACATTATTGCGACACCCTCTTCAATCTGTATGCGGCAGCAAGCCGCTTTTCTCCATTTCCCCAGGGCAGATAACCCATCAGAAAGCGATTGAAGCCAAGCCGCGCGGCGTTCCCACGCGCAGGGCGGTTCTCGATTGGCATGACACCAATCAATTCATGCGCCTCAGGATGATCCAGCCAGAAGTCAGATATCAGGGCGCGAAATGCATCAAGGCTTCGCTTGCCGCGAAAACACGGGGCGGCCGCGCAATGCACCTCAAATTGCGACGGATTGGCCAAAGGCAACACAACCGCCACGGCGTCACCAGACCTGTAAACCTGAGCGCCTTCCGGGATGGGATGCCCCATGATTTCCTCAACGCTGATCATGTGACGGTAAACCCATTGACCCACGCCTCCAGCCCAGCGCCAGACGCAAGAATTTGATCTCCCTGCGCGAGGGGGAATGACGCCAATTCCGGCGGAACGCAGGTCTGACCGGCGGCAACGGTCCGCGCTGGTATGATCGTCAGCGCGTCTTTCCCATTGCGCTGTATCTGCACTGTCAGGCTGATATCGGCAGCGGTAGGATTTGAAAATACAGATTGCAGAACAGTCGTTGACCCTGAGGAGGCCGTAACGATTGCGGCAGAAGCCGTTGTCAGGGTCAGTCCCGGCTGCAGAATTGCGGTAGTTACGGCCATATGCCCATTGGTACGGAAATATTACCGGCAGTTCTGATTGCCGCTTCCGTCGCCCCTTCTTCTCTCGAACGACCCGCCTCTGCCCTCTGGGCTGCCGACGTGAGCAGTTCAATCTTTAGCATATCCTCTATGCGCGACAAAGCAGTTTGCGCTTTTGCAGCGGCGATTTCAGTCCGCAACATGGCAGAGAACGCTAGGCCCAAGGCTTCATTTGCAGTCACCTGCGCGCCCGCAGCCGCTACCTGCGCTGTGGCAGAGACGATCTGCGCCTCATCGATCATCTCCACTTCGAATGCCATATCGACACCCAGCGCGCCGCCGGTTCGGTTCCACAGCCACAGAAAAAAACGCTGCCATTCCAGCGTCATCTGCCCATTAATCAGTATGGGCCCCTGCGGAAATGGAACTTGGTAGTTTGCTGGCCCGCTCATGTTCGCACCGGATCAATTTGAATAAATGCCCCCATCAGTGCGGTCTGCGCTGGGCCCGTCCACGTCAGTCGATATACTCGATCACGAGCCACGCCAAGGCGCCATATCGATGGCCAGACATTCCCTGACGTTCCAATCTGCAGGGGAACGGGATTGCAAAATGTAGCGCCTCGGTCATCGGACCAGTCCACATCTACCGTGATGCCAGAGCCGTTCTGCATATCGACTATAAACTGACGGTGAATGCCGCGCTTCCCGTCTGTCAATAGATGCGGGAATGCGCGCTGTCGTTTTATCGACGCTCCTGCATCATCAAGAAATGATGTGGAAACCTCGTATATGACGCCGTTTTCGAAGTCACCACAGAATATTCTGCCATAGGCCGCTGCCCAGCAGTTGGCACGGATACGGGCCTCGGCACCGCTTGATGATCCTCCACAGCGCTCATGCCATAGCTTTGTTGTAGCATCAAAAACCCATGTTTTCCCCATATCAGGGATTGTCAGAACGTAATACTGATGCCCGTCCTGCTGATAGGTATTCCCGATTGCTGAGGAAAGGCCGCCATAACTGTTGAGCGCCTGATCAACCGCAAATGTGCTGATGGGTACCGACATATTGTCTGCTCCCATATAGACGCGGGCATGCCCCTGCCGGTCGCGACCCAGCCAGAATACCTGACCAAACGTGGTAGCTATTGAATATGGTGCCTCGCATCCCTGATCAGCCAGAATTGACGGCATACGCTGGAATGGAAAATCGGTTGCCCCGCTGTCGTACCACAATTCGGTAGTCTGCTCGCCAAAAATCCAGATAGTTTGCCCAATAACCGCAATGCCTACGATCAGATCCGGGTAGCTGGTTTTGCTGGCTATATACAGGCTATCAAACGGCGTATCAGTCTCGTTGGTAAAATTGGCCGGAGCTACATACCAGTGGTTACTGCCCGGCTTAGTAAACAGCAAAAACGTGTCAAGTACGGCAATCGTCTGGGATCCGTAAAATGCCTCGTCGGCAATCTGCGTCATGTCGCCATATGTCGCGCTGCCAACCGCAGGCAATGCGCAATACCAACCGCCCGTAGCAGACCCATCAACAACAAAAAGTGTCAGGCCGTTATCCTGAATACGAACCTGTGTAGTGCCCGCAGAAATCGTTCCTATCTGGGTAGAATTGCCGAGATCATCAATCAGGTATATCCCTGCACCTACGCAGGCTATCAGGTCGCCCTGGGACGTTGTGTACAGGCACCGCACGACACCAGTCAGGGTGCAAAACGCTGCATTTCCCGGCGTTGGATAATACGCAAACAGGATCGGCTCTTTCTGTTCCTGCGGTATAGGTTCAGGATAAAGGTTGAGGCAGCGCTGCGCGGCAACAGCCAGCGAGCGCGCCTGATACGTCCCTCCAGAAAGGTTTATGCGCCCCATTACGGGTTTCCGTTCTGGGTCAGGCTGCCTTTGATCGACAGGTTGCCACTGTTGTCAATGGCAAAAAGCCGCGTGGTTCCAGCCGAATAAACCAGCGTATTCCCGTCATAGGTGACGCAACGGTCACTGTCTGAGAAACAGACCTCCTGATTTTCACCGGCAGCGAGGGCAATTTTTGTGTTTGCCTGCTGGGCACTGAATGCGGCATAGCTGTAAGTGCCTTCCGCTTTGATCCCGACTGCACTGGTTGATTGGTCGTCGTAACTCTGACCGTTACCATGTGAACCAGTGTCGGAAATGCCAGAATTAGATGCGCCGGATGAGACACCAACATTCAGGTGTATGCCTGCGCCGCCGCGCGTTCCGTTAATGCCAATTCCAACCAGAGTGCCGGTTGATATATCGATATCCTCAATCGATTTCGTGCCCGTGAACCACGCACCATATTTGCCGCCAGAAGACTCATCAAAAAAAGAGGCCGTAGCGTGCTGTCCGGACGTGTGCCACCCAATATCTGAATTGGAATAGTCTGCAATCGTATTGTCGGCAATAACCCGGCCACCGGCAGAATTGGGAGACGTGAATAGAATGCCGTTATGCCAGGCGGCGACGGTCTGCCCCTGCCCAATACCAAAGTGAATTCCTGCATATGAACTGAAAGTGCTGGTCGTGGTGATGTATTCACCAACAACAAACGGATAAGACGGGGGCAAGCCATTGCTGTCTTTGTCGAAATTGGACACGTCAAGCTCGTACCCAATTGTGGACGAGTAGTTGTTCATTGCACCGGGTGCGCCCTCGTTCCCCGCGCCCGGATACCCTGTGATGCTGTTGGGGCCGCCGGGCACCATATTGCGCACAATATTGGTGTTGAGCGCCCAACCTGGTCCGCCATTCGCAGTTTGCATCAACCCAATATACGCGCCCATTTTTGCGCCAGGCGTGTCGTCATTTGCCTCGCCAGTGCCCGCCCCGGTCTGGTCCAGCATGCCGAATACGGCGCCCAATTCCCAATTCTGGTCTTTCTGGGATGCTGTGTATTGCTGGATGGCGGCATATGCCAATTTCGGATCTGTCAGCGGCGGACATGACCCTACCGGGCACGCAACAAGTGATGGATCAGCGGTCATATTGACGCTGGCGGCCCCCACTATCGCATCTGTCAGAGTGCCGTTGTTGACATCCGTTTTGGATGCCAGAGCGCTGCGCATTCCGTATGGCCCCTCCAGCATAACGGGAGGGTTCAGCGTAGGGATAGACTGAGCAGTAGCGACACCAGCGATGGAAACGCCGACCGAAACAAAAATAATGAATTTTTTCATAGCTTCTGGATCTCCAGTCCCGGCCACCAAAAGCCGCCGCCGCTTGGCGTCAGGATTGCAGGCATCCCCAATGTGGGGATCTGTGTGTTTGATGTTCGGATTGTGTTCATTGCTGCCTTGGCACAGGCAACAACGGTTGGGGATGCCTCCTGTCCGTATGATGGCGCCATACGGGCGGCGAGGCACCACATGATGGCGTCCCAGTATTCGGGAGGCAGGTTAATTGCCTCGTCACCACCCAGATTTACTGGAAGTGGCTGTTTGACGAGGATATGAAATTCCCACATTCCTGCCGGGGGGATAGGCCACGGCATGAACCTGCCAATAGGGTACGATGGCTCGTAATATGCGTAGTTCGGCCACGTCCGCAGTCCTTTTAGGCCAATTCCTGCATAGTCCTCGTACGACTGGATTATCGTTAGCGGATAATCAATAGGCCCCTGACCGCCAGACAGGCCATCTGACCCCAGATAGAAGTCTGATGAAAAATCGCTATCGTCAAACTCACCAACGGCAGAAGGCGACCCGCCATTATTCAGGAGACGCGCATACGCCGCCTCAATTTTGTCTGGGCGCACGGCCATATCAAATGCCTGCCCCGGACCGACATTGTATCGTGATGCGCCTGTGCTGATACAGAACAGGTCAACGAGATTTGGGACCAACCACCGACGTCTCTGCCACTGCGCCAGCATCATATTCAAATGGCGGGTTCCATCGTCTATGTCGGGCTGGCTGGGCGTCGTTCCCATAGCGCCTACACCAATCTGACGCAGCGCCATGCCAATCAGGTCTGATACGGTATATCCGTTCGCTCCTGGCGTAGCGTTACTGGCTGTTTCGGACATTGGGCGGCCGCCCCCTACGGCGCGTTATGGTCGGCTGCGGCGCATCCCGGCGCGACGGCTCGGGATGGCCTGCAAAACGGGCGCGCACCCGCGCCTCCTCGTCGGCATCCTGAACGGTCACTGTCGTGTAACCGTCCGGATGCATCAGGGTGCGCGGGTAACGCCTCACTCAACCAGTTCCGGCACGACTACGGCCCAGTCAGGCCGTAGCATCCCAAAGCCATACAGCACGTCGAGGCGCGTCACGCGCGTATCGTCTGACCCATTGTAGTAGGTCAGCGTGCGCAGGCTAATGCCATCCAGCGAGGCGCGCCCACAGTCCACAACACCATTATTGACCATTTCCAGATCAACCGTTGCCATCGTCATGGCCCGCTTGCTGTAAAGCAGGTTCCGGCGCACCACAGCCCCCTGCGGCAGCAGCATTTTGATGACGGCACCCGCCGCCGGGGCAGCGTCAACCGTCTGGTAAGGAACAGGCGTCCCGTCAGCGTTGGGCGGCACGATGGCGGGCGATACCGGGATGGACGTAGCACCGCTGGCAACGTTATCCAGCACTACAAACTGCTGGAGCTGATGCAGGCTCTGTTTGCTGACCCGATTGATCCGGTTCACCCCGGCAATCGTGATAATCGCGCCGCGCTCAATAGTGCCATTCGTGGCCGAAACCGTGATAACGGACGAATGGGGGCTGGCGCTGGCCGAAATCGTGGTAACAGGCGCACCGTTGGGCGTGTAGGTGCCATATGCTCCGGTTGCGGTTGCCTTACTATCGTAGGAACCCGCCTGCGAAATCGGCATGTTCTGGTCCTGAAACCAGTCATCCACGCCAAGGATCTTCGACCCCATCTGTCCTTCGATGGTCTGCCGACCAATCTGGTTGGTCGGGTTGAACATGCCCATCATTCCCGACACCACAGACGCATCCGAGAATGGATCAAGAGCAGCATAACGCTCACCAATCGGCGCATTGCAGGCAGTCAGCATTGCCTTGGCGCGCAGCCAGGTATTCGAGGAAGGCGGCAGGATGTTCCCATTGGGATCGGTGTTCATCACCATATTGGACGCCTGCATGCACAGGTCCATAGCGGTAATGGAGACGTTCGCTACCAGCGCATTGACTGCGGGCGCGATGTAACGCTGGCTGAAATCGTCAATATTCAGGGTCCGCTCCTGTGTGCTGAACGACATCGGCACGTTTTTGCGGTAGCCGATCATCAGCGGGATCGAGCGTTCTTCAGTCGCCTCTGGGTTCACGGTAGCGCCATCCTGCACCACGTAATCGTTGGGCAGTCGCACGTTCAGCGTGGAACCGATTTTCCCGCCGCTGCGAGCGAACTGGGACTGGTATTCAGTGCTCAACGACTTGAGAAAATCGTTGGTATTCCGGCGGATCATCAGCGCTTCTTTGGTGATGATCGAATTGTTAATCAGATTATTTGCCACGGGTGTTTACTCACACATGCCGCTAATGCGTCAGTGACCCGCTCGCGCTGTGCCGAACGTGCGCCGGTTTAAGGTCCGGAAACTACCCGTGGCTATCGTGCCCGTAACCGGGCGGGATACGTCCCGCCAGCGTCCGTTTTGAGGCCGTCGCCTACTTCTTGCTTCTCATCCGGATGTAGTCATCCATCGAGAGGTCAGAAGCGTAAATGGAACGCCCTGATGCCGGACGCCCTCCACCGGCATTTGCTGCCACTGGCGGGGGCGCCTTGGAAATCTGCGGTGCGCCAGAGGGATGTGTTCCAGCCTGCGGCACGTTTCCTTCGCTCTTCCCAACCGTATCCGCGAACCGCTGCAAAATCGCAAATTGCCTGCGCTCAGGAGCATCAAGCAATTCTTGTGCCCTGGCAGGGTTCTGTGCAAGAGCATAATACACTGCACCAGAATTGGGCAACTCCGAAATATCGGCAATGACCTGACGATGCGCAGGGCTTTCAAAATCAAGCCCCGCTTTAGTCACGAGGTCAGTCGTCGCTGCCGTGATTGCCTCCTGCCCATGCAGCGCAGCCAGAGAGTCCGCCACGCGGGTTGTTGCCGCGCCAAATGCCTGCGCATCGGTCTGCGTGCGCATCTGCTGTTCGTACCGCTGCCGTTCCTGCTGGCGGATCTGGTCGGGTGTAGGCTCCTGATCTGTCTGTTCGCCTCGGGCGTGGGCAAGAGCGCGTTTGTATTCAGCAAGCTCTTTTTCAAACTGGGCAGCGCGGTCCTCGGCCTGCTTTCGCTTCCCGGTCAGCGCATCAATTCGTTTCCGGAACCATGCAGGTTCCCCTTCGGGTTGCTTGCCGTCCTTCTGCGCACCTTCTGACTGCGCATCGTCTTTCTGTTCGGCTGCTTCGTTCGGTTTCCCGTCGCCATCAGACGCGGATGCATCATCCTGAACCTCTGCATCTCCGCCATCAAACTGCACGTTGGCAAACCGATCAATCGGAGCTTCGGTCTGGATTTCGGCGGCAGGGGCTTCCGCAACTTCACTCATTCTTCAACGGCTCCAACAACAGGATTAGGGGCGTGTATTTCGCCGCCGGGGGGATTGTCTGACTGGATACGGTCCAGTTCGGCAGGCGGACCCTGCGGAATAGGCGCATTGGGCGTGCCTTGCTCGGTCAGGATCTGGCGCACCAGATTTTCAAGAACCGGCCGCAGTGTAGCTGGATCAATTGAACCAATCGCAGCCATGCGATCAGTCTCCGCCTTGTTCCGATCAACCTCCTGATCCATCAGGTCGATCACTTGATCATGCTGCTGCTTGCTTGCGCGCAGGGCATAATCCTGCTGGCGATCCTGCAGTTTCTTGGTCAACTGCTGGTTCTGCGCCTGCAACTGCTGCATGGCGGGATCAGGCCCCGCAGTCAGCGCATCATAAATCTGGTCAGCAAGCGGGAAGTCCGATGCCTTGAACAGGAATGGCAGAACCTTGGGCGCGATCTGCGGGGCAGCGGACAGGATCTGTGACAGCGCATCCCACGCCTCCTGCCGCCGCGTGGCATAGGCCGGGCCAACGTCCGCTTCCACATCATAGCGGCCAATGGTCGGATTGACAGCCAGAATGGCTCCCTGCATTGCCAACTGCTGGTCAAGGTTCGCACCCTGCGGCGCAGACGTGCCAGGAGGCAGAACAGCCTGCACGGCCGCCCGTGCGTTCGGGTCCACGATAGCGCTTGTCTGCGTGCCATCCTCTCCCATCGCCTGCACTGCACGCGCCGTGTCATACACGAACGGGATCGCATCGATCAGGATTTTGCCGATCAGACGCAGGGCCATGCCCTGATTGTCTGTGTAGTGGTAATTGGCTGTATCAGACTGACGCTGCCGCTCATTGATGGCTCGGCCCGATCGCTCATTCCCCGGAGCACCCATTTCTGCCTGATACTGGCCCGTCACCATTTGCATCTGCAGATCGGCATTCTGCATTGCTTGCAAATGCCCTGTGCTGCCAGTGGGCGGGTCAAGACGCTGGGGAGCCTGCAGGGGGGAACTATCGTCAGGATCAATCGAGCGATACGGTAGATACGCCTGGTTGCTGACGTTGGCTGCTGCCCACTGGTTCTCGTACCCCTCGATTGACCGCTCATCAACGAGCCACGGGGATTTCGTCTGGACGGCTACGCTCTCAACAAATGCGCTGGCCGAATAATTGAACATGCGCTGCGGATCAATCAAAGCGCGAACCAGACCGCACCGATCCAGCTCACCGTCAACAACGCTCTCGATCCCCACGAACGGAACCAATGGAATATGCCGGAACACGGTCGGGCCGGACGAAATGATCTGGTCACCAACAATCAGGAAAAACTCAACGTGCGGGCGCGTGATAGGCCGGGACTGCGATCCCATCTCTCGGCACATCTCGACCATTTCTTTTGCCATCTGGCTCTGGCGCATCGGCTGAATGGAAACCGACCCATCTGCTTGCGGCATCGGGCATGCCCACAGCGTGTCCTTTTCCTCATTGCGCCGGTAATACCGGAACACGCGCACGGTGTCCTTGTCGGCATCAAGATCGCGCGGACCCGTTTCGTCCGCTATGCTCAGAGGTGCTGCATCGGCCATATCGGCATGGTCAGGGTAGAGGCGCAAGAACTCATCGCGGGGCATTTCATCCGCGATCATAGCCCACTGCATATCGGAGTGATCGGGTTCCTGAGTGTTAGGGTCAGAATAGACAGAACGCGGGTCAGGAACGGATTTGATGAAAAAATCCTGATCGAAACTGTCCTGACCCTTCACGTAATCCGTGATGATGTGAACCCAGCCGATGCCCTGCCGGACCTGCCCCTGTATTGCGCAGGAATACGCGTTCTGCTGCGCATTGCACTGGTATTCTATATGACGGATTATTCCCTCAATAACGTCCGCCGCTTTTTCCGTCGCGCCAAACCCGGTTGCATTGACCTTGATGCCCATCTGGCGCTGGCGAGCATCATTCTCAACGTGAAAGACATGCTGTGCCGTTTTGTTGATCGTCAGGCATGGGCGAGGTGATCCACCCCACGTCCCATTCCTCAACTGATAGACTGCATCATCCCATTGCGCATGGTTGTAAGCGTCTGCATGGAAAAACTTGAGGTCTTCCAGCGCTTTCTGACGCCAGTCAGCCTCAAAATCTTTCGCCGACGTGAAACGCTCCTGCACTTCTCTTAGCACATCATCGGGTTCTGTATTCGGCATGGTTTAATTCATAGCACAATACGTATAAATCCGTACAGAGGAAATTACATACCCATCCATCCCCCGGGCGTTCCGCTTGTTTGCAGACGGGGCTTAGCTGGCTGCCGCTTGACCACTTCCTTGTCCCGCAGCCCTACAGCCAGATACCTGAACGCATCTGCATAATCAGATGCCCAGTCATGAAGCGGTTTATCCCGAAAACATTTGTTGGCATCGTCCCACGATTTTCGATACTGCTCCAGCGCATCGATGCCCAGCTTGCACCCCTTTCGGTCAAACCGACACCGGGGGATCAGCATGCGCACAGCCGATATGCCATCATCAACAGCCGTGCGCGGCAGTACGCGGATCGGGTTCATTCCCAGGCTGCGCATCGTGTCAATACGGCGCATGCCGGTTCCCAATTCGCTATTCTCGGCATCATGGGGGACAATGTGCTGTTTGTAGATGTAGGGGCGATTGGCTAATTCTTTCACATACCAGTCAATACCGACGCCGGACGACGCGATACAGTCAATAACGCGAACGTCTGATCCGACCTGCTGCGCGCACCAGATGACCGTGCTGTCCCCTATTCCCAGATCCCATGCGGTGATGACCGGGAGCGACGGGTTGTAAGGAACGTGTCCGATGCGGTCCTCATTGTCCGCTGCCTTCAATAGCTTGCCGTAATAGCTTCCCTGAATGGCAGCGTCGAAGGAGCAGTCATATTCCTGCTCGAATTTCGCATTGCCGTCATCTTCGCCAAACTGGGCAATAAGCTGGGCGCGCTCTTCCTCAAGCTGTTCGTGGGTAAAGCGGCCTGTCCGTTCGACCGACGACACTTCACAGAACCAGTTGGGGTTATCGCGCATGCTGTCATAAAACCGCTTGGCATGATTACGCCCTCGGGGCGTGGTGATGAACATGGCCCATCCGCCGTTTTCCAGCAGGATAGGAGACAGGAACGCCCATGCGCTGGGGTTGGCAAGCGCCCATTCCGAGAACACCACGCCGATCGGTGTTGAACCCACCAGGCTGTTAAAGTTATCCGACCCCACAACCTGCCAAGTTGCCCCATTGATGAACCGGATAAACATTTCCTGTTCTTTGGTCGTCTCACGGATTTCTTTTGGAAACGCTTCGTCAATACGCCTGCGTCCGGTGTGCGGGTTCACCGCGTCCCAGATCGCCTTTCGCGCCTGACTGGCCTCGGGCAGCATGTGCCAGTAATTGCCGATTTTCTGCAGGGCGCTGACCGCCGCCCAGTTCAGGGCAACGTCATCTTTTCCCCATCTCCGATGGGCAATTTCATAGGCGCGCCTGCCGCCATTCTCCATGTAAGCCCACAGTTTCCGCTGGTATGATCGCGGCTCCCAGCCATGTGCCGGAATAACAATCTCACCCATCGCCAATGCGCCGGATCACGATCTGAAACGGCTGCCCATCGCCGCCATTCTCCAATGAAACCGTGTCTTTCGGCTTGCCCCATGCGCGGTCAAGAAGCGAGTTGGCAGCAGACACGCGCGCGGCCTCACTCTCTCCAGATTTTGCAATACCGGCCAACGCATCTATGGCGGTTGTTGTATGCTGCCGGGCCAGATGCACTACTTCGCGCAGGTCTTTTGGCAGTCCTCCCGGATTTCCGCTCTGCCCCTTCTTGAACTGCCCGCGATTTTTTTTCGCCTCAGGCTGCCTGCTATCAGGCGAATTATTCACTCCAGTCCTCCCGCTTCAATCCGTACCACACGCGGCGACGGCCTCCTGGCACGGCCTTTCAGCCACGATGTCCCGCCCCAACATGCCACCCGCCGCATACCGCACACCCGAACACCTCCACTTTCCGCCCGGTCCAGCGCATCCGCTTGGCAGCGCCAACGGCATCGGTGCGGAATGTGAAGCGGACATGTCCGCCGCAGTCGCTTTTGTGGTGGGTTATGGTCATCGACGTTTGTCCTGAAACTTGCCGCAGCGGAAGCAGCGGCGCGTCTGCCATTGGTATTCCTGCCCAGATAGCGGCTCCCATTTCCCCCATTCATGGATCAGAAAGCACCGACGTGCTTTGGCACCCCGAATACCTTCATTCCATGCTGACCAACAAGATCCTTCAGTTCGGAAACTGTTTCCTTGCGGCGCATGAAGGGATTTTTGACTAGCATTGCCACTCCACCAAACAACCACCCAGCAAATAGCACTAACCGGCGGGATCACGAGCAGGAACAGGGTCCAGATTAGCGATGTTGCCAGGGCGTCAGCCATTTTCGATCCCCACCAGCCAATTTAACCACAACGCACAGCCAACAACGGCCCAACATGCGGCTCCAAACGCACAAAACGCAGCATCAAACCCGAAGCGAGCACCGATATTGGCAAGCATGAACAAAAACCAGACCGGTGAGCCGTAGCGGAAGGAAATGGCACATCCATTGCAAAACGCCTCCATATTCGCCCGCACAGCGCCCTTAGCATCGTCCACGGTCAATCTCCTATCCCAGATGCTACACCACCCTCAGCGCCAATCCTCGACGCTCTCAGGGGTATGTCAGCCAGCACAGCGCGTCCGACTTCCCCGATATCGTAACCGGCCCGCATCTGGCAGATGGTTGCGGCTACGTCCCAGTTCTTCGCCGGGGCAAGGTTCGCCACGTAGTCAGCGCCGCAGCGTTCGGGCCAGATTTCAGATGGTTCAGTCATTCGGGGATTTTACCATGACAGGCGGTATCATGGTACTCGGAATAATTATTGGAATTAATTTTAATTTTTGAAAACAAGAATTCGGCGAAAAAACCGTGTAACATCAGTATGTTATATATTATTATAATTATATTATTATTATTATATATATTAAAGATAGAGACGCATCACCTACGCGCGCGAAAACAATTACAATAATTATTTTGTGGCTGTTTTCTGCGGTTTTCAGGGCGGAATTATTGTTTTCAATAATTCCGCAAAAATTAATTAATTACCCTGTGCGATCCTGAAAACCTGAGAGGGGCGTCCTGCCCCCATGGGCTTCTTCTCCTCTACCGTAATCCAGTGCCCTTCCACAAGGGCGCTGATGGCTTCGTCCCGTTCCTTTATGGACATCTTGCCGCCGATATGCCGGTAGATCGTCGTTTTCGTGGCCGCACCCAGCGTCCGGATGGCTTCCTTCACCATCTTCATGCGCGCCTGCCCTTCATTGTCGGCGGCATACCGTTCTGCCCCGCTACGCAGGGCATCGAAGCAGTGGAGGGAAAGTTCTCCGCCCCACGCCATGTCCTGCTGCGTGATGATCGGATCGTGGGGGCAGCGTGATATGGCCCGGATCATCGCCAGCTTGACCGCGTTTTCCACGATACGGCCTGCAAGGGATGTGATGTATGTCCCCTCATTCTGCTTGAGCAGCGTTTCCTGCCGCCGCTCGATGCGGGATTTTTCCGGGCCTGCCTGCGCCGCGAACGGAACGGTATAGGGATCGGCTGCCTCACTGGCGTTCATCAGGTTCCGCAAGTTATGTGGCTGGTGTTTTTGCGAACCGGCCACGATGGCTTTCGCGCCATTGATCAGGTCATCAGGAATGGAAAGGATCTCGCCGTCCTGCAATGGCGGATAATTTTCCTGCGGGATAAACACGAGAAAGCGTCCCATCAGGCCATCTGCCAGGCTGGCCCCGGCTACAGCATCCCAGAACTGTGCGGGCGTGCTGGTGCCGCATATGGTGGCGATGGGGTTGTAGACGTCCTCACGCGGGCGACCGTTCTTCTCTGACTGGTCGGCATATTCCGTGCCAAGCACCACATCGCCGCTCGCGGTATAAAGTTCCTTCAGGCGTCGTGCGATCTGCTGCTTGTGGGCCGATGCCTTTGGACCCAGTATTCCTTTCAGGAAATCTCCGCATTCATCGAGCACGAACAGCTTGCATGGATGGATCCGCAGGCTGGTATGAAGCGCGGTTCCAGATGCGATATCCTCGCCACCCAGATAGGACATCAGGCCAGCAGCCGTCAGCAGGCGCTTGATGACCTTGCGGGCATGGTCCTTGCCGCCCGAACTGTCGATGACGGAAACGGTATAGAGGTTGGTCCACAGGTCGCTGGGAGACCGGTATTTCCGTCCTGCCAGGGCGGACACAAGACTGATCGCTGCCGACAGGGCCGCAAAAGGCTGGGGCCTGCGGGCCGTGCGCGTGGTGTAGTTGACAAAATCAGCCAGGAACCCGTCCACATCCATGATGCTGTTCGGGATCAGGGCACCCACATTGCGCTCCGGCAGGTTTGCCCGGTTGTCTATTTTCTCAAGGAAAGGAGCCGCGTAATCCACACCATCATCAGGCAGCCTGTCCGGCTTGCGCGGGTTGCGCATGCCATCCTGAAAGGCGCGCCGGATCTTGCTATCAATTTCCTTTGGCTGCCATGCCGGACGACCGGGCTGGGATGGAATGGAGCGGCCCGCAGACAGCAGATCGGACAGCGCAAGCCCTTCTTCGATTTCATCCCCGCCTACCAGTGCGCCAATCTTGAGCGCGGATGCATTGAGGGTATGCTCCTGCTGGCCGAAGGGGGCCGTGCGGATGGCCTGGCATTCCTCGGCAAGCGCCTTAAGCCCGTAAGGGGTGCCCCCATGATCGCGGCGTGGTGCAGCGGGCATGTGACTATGGTTTGCCTGCACAGGATCAGGCTGGGATGTCAGTTCTGCCAGCAGCCAGTCAGGGAGCGGTGCCGGTTCCAGATTGTTCCACTCGCTATACCCATCGGATGGCGGGATCAGCACATAGCCGCCATTGCCTCGGGTATCGACGCCACGCATGATCTTGGACGCCGTATTGCGCAACGGAACGCCTGCTGGCATCTGATACCAAAGGTGGTAGCCACCGGACTGCGTGCGCACGCATTTTGTGTGGTTGTGCAGGTCATATGCCACCATCCAGTCAACGGCGGCATTGCCATCCTTCACATCGATATCGACCACGAATATGCCAGAGGCATCCCCGGTCGGCATGCCGATCCGGGATCCCGGTGAAATCTTGAACATTTCCTTCACGCGCTGCGGGTCGGAACTGGCGTCTTTATATCCGTGCGGCGTCAAGGGGGCCTTGTTCTTTCCGCATGGGAATATCGGATAGGGAATACCCATTTCCCCGATCAGTTCCTCGTAAGGCTCGGGGATTGTGACCTTGTTCCAGTCAATAAAGTCGAGATTACCCACGGGCTGGAACTCCTATCGTCTTGATCAGCTTCGGATCCCATGACTTGGCGATCTCGAATGTGTAGGTGTCGATGAATGTGCCGAAAAAGCTTTCCGCATCATCGACGGTAAACTGGGAAAAATCGGACTTCTTGTGTTGATCTATCCACGCAAGGCAGGCATCCATTGCAGCCTGCATGGCTTCCCGCGGGACATCAGGCGTGCTCATGATGGTTGACCTTTATGATTTCCGGGTATTTCCCTGCCATACGCACAACGATTTCCGCCGGCTGGCGCAGTTCATTCGTCCGACTGAGGGCCTCATCCAGCGTGTATGGCGCGGGGCCGCTGATCTCTGGCGATCTGTTTTCAGCCCACCATTTCTTTCCCATGAACTGGGCCGGACCATCATGGCCGATGGGAACCCACCGACTGAAATCTGACAGCATTGATTTGTAGGTTACGCGCAGGGTATCAGGCTTGCCCTTCCGGCTTTTGTGCCGCGAATAGGTGACGCCAGTCACTTTGATCGTTTTCTCCTCTGCCTGGGTAGAGAGCGCTGGCAGTTCTGATGCCCTCAGCCGTGCTTTTTCCTTCTCGGGAGGCGGAAACGCATATCCGCAGGTCGGGCAGTCCATCACATGGATGGGGAGCAAGGTTTCGCATTCCGGGCATTGCTTGGTGGGCGCGGGCCCAGATCCCTTACGCGGCGGCGGTTCTATCAGATCAACCGGCCCGTGCTTCATCAGCCAGCCCGCATAATCACACAACAGGCAATCCGTCTTTCCGGTATCGGGGGACAGACGCATGCCGCGTCCGATCATCTGGATCACCAGGGCGGATGACAGGGTTGGCCGGAGCGCCACCACCATATCGACAGGCGGCACGTCAATGCCAGTCGTGAGCGTACCTACGCTGACGGCTGAACGCAGCGTTCCGGCCCGCATGGCTGACAGGATGGCGTTACGTTCGTCAGATGACGTATCTGCCGTCACGATTGCGCACCCTATCCCACGGGATTCTACAGCGCCCCTGATATGCTGTGCATTTTCAATGGTGGGCGCGAAAATCATCCATGTGCGCCGGTCGTGCCCCCGCTGGATGAAATCATCTACCGCTTCTTCGATTACATCATCCACGCGTCCGGACAATTGGCCCATATTGAAGTCACCGGCAGTTTTTCTCACGCCATCCGTGTCAATGCGCAACCCGGTCGGCTGGGATACGACCGGGCAAAGATATCCCCGTTCAATCAGTTCGATCATGCGTATCCGGTAGCTTACTCCATGGAACAGGCGGTCATCGCCATCGATCAGGGATCCGGTATCCAGCCGCCATGGCGTGCCGGTCAGCCCAACCATCCGATGGTCATAATTGACGATGCGTGTATCCGTAAGGAACCGGCCCCACATCGTTTTTTCCTTGCGCCCGATTGTATGGGCCTCATCGACCAGGATCAGATGAACGCGCCCGATCCTGTAAGCCATCCGGTAGACTGACTGGATTGTGCAGAACAGGATCTGGGCTTCGATTTCCTTACGTTTCAGCGCGGCCGAATAGATACCTGCCGGCGCATCTGGCCAGAGCACCTTCAGCTTGTCATAGTTCTGCTGCACCAGCTCGGAACTATGGGTGACCATAAGGATGCGCGTGTCTGGCGCTTCAGCGCAGGCCTGCCGCATGATTTCTGCCATGATGACCGACTTGCCAGCACCTACAGGTGCTTCGATGATGGGCGCGCCATCATTGGCACATAGCCAGTCCCACGTCTGGCTGACGGCATTTTCCTGATAGTCACGTAGACGCAGTTTGCCATCCGGGACAAATGATGCCACGGTTGCCTCCTTCTCTGATTTCCAATTGGAGAGGGTTGGCCGGACCCGTCCGGCCGGAAAACTAGTCGGGTCCGGCGGCTACCTTAGTATGGGATTTCGTCGTCTAAGGTTTCGGCCTGTGCGGCAGCAGGCTGCCTGTTCCGCATCCATGAACGTGATCCGCTGTTCTGCTGGGGCGCAGCTGATGCTGCCGGACGCGGGGCAGCGGCAGAAGCCGTGCGCTGTGCAGGACGATCAGGAGACGATACCTTCGTTCCATTCGGATCGCTGTAGAACTCCACCACATTACGTGGCCCATAGTTCCCCTTTGCGGGTTCAACCTCGACCTTCACCCGCACACGGCACAGGACAATATCATCCGTGTCCTGAATGATCTTGCCATTGATCTGCCCGATCCGCTTGAGATTGCCACGGGCAATTTCCTCAGCCTTGGTACTGCTGCGGCATACAATGTTCAGGTTGTCGAACACATGCCGACCATTATCCAGCTTGATATCAAGAGAAATCATATTTCCTGACTTTGTATCGCGCAGTTCAGCCTTGACGATATCACCGTCATACTGACCAGGGGGCAGAAGCTCAAAATCGCGATCTTCGATATCGGGAGCGGAATTGTGGTCGTAAAGGCCTGCGAGATTTCCAGACATGGCGTGTATCCTTTATTGCGCGTTGAAGAATGGGATGTGGCTGGCCATCGTGGGCCACATGCTTTCCGCCCCATTGGGCAGGTCGATCCGATAGGGCATGCCGAAACGGTTTTTCGCCAGGGCAGCCGGGCGTTCTTCGGTGAAGAGCTGACGCGCGCCATTGCCCATGCCTTTGGTGATCTTTCGACCGTAACCTTCCTTCTTTTCGTCGGTCACGATCTTCCAGTTCATGAACAGGACCGCATCGGCGGCTTCCTGCACCTTGGCGGAAGCCCCCTTGTGCAAAGCGGGCTGATAACGGTCGTAGCCGTCCGTGGTCGGGTCGTCGAAGTGCTTGACCTCGGCATGGGCCAGCATGACAACCGACATACCGCGATCACGGATGGCGTTAATCAGACCCAGAACCTCGTACCAGTTGTTCAGCGCTGCCGTATAACCCTGTCCATATCCGGGCTGGCCAATGTCGTTCCATGCGTTCTGCTTGCAGGTATAATCCCACACCAGACGTTCGGCCCAGTCCATGCTGTCAATGATGCAGGTCTTGAAGTCATGGGGTTCGTACGCGACTTCCGACAGTGCTTCCATCATGTCTTCGAATGACTGCGCCAGAGGGAAACGGGGAATACCGATTTCGTCAGCACCTTCTTCCGTCTGAACAAGAATGGGGTCGGGCGCACCTGCGGCAAGGCTCGTTTTTCCGATCCCATGGGTTCCGTAGATCAGGAGCCGGGGTGGTCGATGGACGGTGCCAGTCTGGACCTTTGAAAGCATGCTCATCGTGCCTGCTCCATTTTCCATGTCGGGCTGGATGCCCTCTCCTGACGGCATCCATCAAATATGGCACGTACTCCTTTGGGCCATGCCTGGTATTTCTTTTCCGGCACCTTGTAGGTCACATCCACATAGTCGTGGATATCTTCGCCTTCTTCCTTCAGCGTTTTCAGGATAGTGCGCAGACCTTTCTGGTCATACTTCACGTCCTTGCGGACATCACTGATGATGACGAAATCACCATCAGGAATACGCACACGACCATGTTCTCCCGTGCGTTCTCCCTCGGCAGTATCGCCATATTTCAGATCAAAGATCCGGCGAACACGATACTGGGCACCTTCAAGACGCGCCTTCAGTTCGTCCAGTTCCTCTGTCAGAAGGAAAAGTTGATCAGTGGGAATTGCCAGCAATTCCTTTTCGTCCATCCTCACCAGATCGGACAGTGTGACGTGATTTCTCACGGCGTTTCTCCATCCCGGGCCTTGGCCGCCCGGTAAAGCCTTGATGCGCTTCGCATCATGAAACCCGGCGCGCACGCCGGGAAACATCAGGCGAAGTTAAAGGGGCGTTACTTTCAGAATGGTCCTGGGGACATCGGCATACCGGCGCGAGATTGTGGCTTCCACAATCTGGGCATCATCTTTCCAGACGATGCCATTAAGCGCGTCACACATCTTGAAGCAGTTATCGAGGTCCGGCTTCCCGGTGGCGCGGAGTTCTCCAACTTGTGCCGCCTCGCGCTTTGCCTTGGGCCATGACTTCGGCACCACCACGTCAATGGTCATTTCCACCGACAGCGGACATTCCAGATACAGGTGACCGACCTGCTCGATCGCGCACTGGCGGATCCATGCTTCGGCATTACGCGTCTTTGCGTCCGTATAAGTGCGACCATTGGAAAAACGTGGACGCCCCTTGCCGCGCGCTATCCCTGGTATGACGATCGTAAAGCCTGCCGCTTCCTGATCTTCCATATCCAGACATGGCATATCCGTGCCCGCCGGTAGCAGAAGTTCGCCGCCCTTACCCATATGATTTCCATCCAGATTATGCATGTCAGCATTTGTCCCACTTGGCCTTGCATGCCTTGAGTAGATTAAGTTCGTGATCCAGCCTGCGGATCTGTCGTTCCTGCCACTGGGCGTGCCACGCCCGCAGGCCGTCCGCTTCATGGGCAAGGATGGCCTTGTCCTCGCGATACCAGAGCCTTTTGCATTTCCCTGTTGCCATGCCCAAGACGCGTGCGGCACGCTCGATCTGCCGTCCTATCGTATCCCCAGGAAGCAAAGGCTTTGCCGCATCCCTGACGATGGATTGCATTTCGATTGCGACACTTTCCGCGCTAGGCACGTTTTTTTCTCCAATCGTGCATGATTTTTCCGACATCTCGGAAAATACTCCTGTCATGTTGATGACAGTGAGGGTGCTGTTACAGAATGAATACTATCGAAGAACTTGAAAAACTTATCATTGACCTGTCTGTCATGAGGGCGCGGCTGCAACCGCGTCTCTCATACCCACGGGCAGAGTCCATCACGATGGCTGTCCGGTCTGCCCTCATTGCCCCGACCTTTTTTGAAATCCGCTTCCTCAAAGGGAGAAGGGATTTCTCGCGTCAGGTGACCATTATGTCCAATGCAATGGATGCATACAGATCTGCGTCCTGAAACAGCCATCACCGCACCCCCTCCCCTTCAGGCCGCACGACCGTCACACCGCGGAACAGGTCCGGATGACGTCCTGTAATACGGGCTACTATTTCGACATGTTTTTTCGGAACATTCCGCCATTGGCAGACAGCAGACGGCGTGATCCCGCACGCCTGCGCTACCTTCTTAACCGCGCCCTTTCGGCTCAGGGCGTCCTCAAGGATTGGGTGTCTCATAAAGCCCACTTAGCGCGCCTAAGGACATATTGCAAGGCAAACTAAGCGGCATTGAGATTTTGCCTATGTAAGAATGGTTCTCATGACTGATACCGCACGATCACATTCTAGGCCCATAACAGAGCAGGACCGCGCGAGAGGAAGGCGCATCGCTCAGGCGCGAACAAAAAAGGAACTGACACAGGCGCAGCTTGCTGATATGGTCGGCCTGTCTGGTGGCCTTGTCGGGCAGTGGGAGACAGGTAAAGTCACGCTTACTGCCAAGAATGCCGCCAAATTGGAAAAAATTCTTGAGGTTCCTATGGCTTGGCTGCTGACTGGCGACGACCCACACGAAAAGCGGCTGGCCCAGACGCAGACTGAGCAGGAATATCTCGACGTCATACGCGACATTCCCGTCGATCAGCAGGAGGCATTCCTGTCTATGGTACGTGCTGCTGCATCCATGATATCTAAGCAAAAATAAAAAAACTAAGCGCGCCTAAGAATTTCGCTTGCAATTATCCCTAAGGCATACTTAGGATAGCCCATCACCAACACGGAGATGGGCAGTGCCTCACACGATCGAAAAACACGGCAACGTTGAATATCGCGTATCAGTCGATGCGGACGGTTTTGCTATTTACGAGCCTGTGCGTGCGGATGTAACGCATGCAATTCCTGCCCCTCCTGTTGATATGGTTGTGGAGGGCTGAGATTATGAATGCACAGATCGAGCAGACGGATGCTCCCGAAAACACCAAATACGAACTCCTGACCACAGACACTGTGAAATCATGGAATGGCCGGACGCTCTATCGTATCCGCGCTCTCGTCGCGATCGCGGCAATCGGTGTCGCGGCAGGTGATCTGGGTGGATACATCGAGAAGCAGGACAACCTGCAGGTCTACGGCAACGCGTGGGTCTACGGCAACGCGCAGGTCTTCGGCGACGCGTGGGTCTGCGGCAACGCGCAGGTCTACGGCAACGCGCAGGTCTACGGCAACGCGCGGGTCTTCGGCAACGCGCAGGTCTTCGGCGACGCGCGGGTCTTCGGCAACGCGCGGGTCTCCGGCAACGCGTGGGTCTGCGGCAACGCGCAGGTCTTCGGCGACGCGCAGGTCTACGGCAACGCGCGGGTCTCCGGCAACGCGCGGGTCTCGCTCAACATCCATTTCGGCTGGATGAGCCATGTTGGGTCAGAAGACGGAACGCTCACCTGGTATCGGGCCAAAGAAGGCATTCAGGTAAATCGTGGCTGCTTCCATGGCACGCTGGAAGCGTTCGAGAACGCAGTCAGCGAGACGCACGGCGACAATCAGTCTGCCAAGGAATACCGCTGCCTGATCAACTTTATCAAGCTGCGCTCGTCTTCATGGGTAAATGAAGAAACGGATCAGGAGGCAGCCTAATGCCCCCCTTCCCCAACAACCACCTAACCCGCTTCCTCGGCATAGCCCTTCTCGGCGCCATGCTTCTGGGAACGCTGTTCTACGCATTCGCCACTGTTGCAATGCCCTGACACGTCCAGGCCACCGGGATTTCGGTCCCGGCAGTCTGGCCGAGTTGGCCGAGTATTTTTCAAGTAAAGAGGAATGTATTATGTGCAGTAATCTTCCTGACGGTTGCACGCAGGGCAATATCGACGCGCGATTTGGCAATCTGTCCGCACAGGCCGAGAGCGATTTGCAGACTATCTGTGAATGGCGGCATCAGTTGCAAGGCATGCTGTTGCAGGCTCGGGGCATGATCCTGAGCGACGGGTTCCAGATGGACGAACTCATCGGCGGGATTGAGAACCAGATTAATGATCTGAAAGTTCACGAGCGGGAAATCTCAACTGGCGATCTGGTGCTGGAGTGCGCGGCGTGACTGATCCCGAAAACGATACTCACCTCAACAATATCTGTGATGGGCTAGTTCGATCTGAATACAGAATGCGCAAGTTTATAGAACAGGAAACGCATCCTGGAATACGGGAGATTTTGGAAGAAGAACTGGAGTGTATTCTCAAGGCGCGCGATAGCCATGAATATTTTGCGAAGATGCTGCCATGATCTTCCCCCTGACCGAACACCAGCGCGTGCGGATCAACCGGCGCATTCCCCAGAACCACACAGGGAGGCGCGGACTGTGAGTAATCGTATAAGTTTTGATGTGTCATGCAGTGATGCAGGAATAATAAAAGCCATATCCGAACGGGCAGCCGAAGTCGCTTTCAAATATCGACCTGATTCCGAATTTGATTTCATGTCATGCCGGATGGATATTACAGCAACGCACGCGAATGGAAACCCACTGCGGTTGCGCGACCTTTTGGAGGCAGATGATTTCAATTTCGGTCATGACGTGTTTGGGATAGAGCTACATCTCAATCGAAATACGGGGAAACTTATGCACGGGTTTTCACCGCGTTTTTCGAAACGAGGTGAAGCATGACCCCCCTCACCCCGCGCCAGATCGAAGCCGCGCGCCGGAACCTGCGCATGATGGATGCGCGGACGGACTGGGACAGGATTACCGGTCGCGATGATCTGGAAATCCCCGCTTGGCCCTTCCCCGATTACGAGACCCTATTCCTGCCCGGTGGGCAGAGGGTGCCGTTTATTGAGGGGTGGGTGTGACGCCTTCACCCAGATCGTAGGAACCGACCATGTGCAGTTCTGAAAACGAACTGATCTCTGATGCGCGGCAGGTTGATTTGGAAGAAATGATTATGCAGAACGAAGAACAGCTTGTGATAGTGCGGTTGCCGCTGTCGGATATTCAAGCGCGCGTTATTCGCATGGCGCTGTCGTCGTCAATGAAAAGCGATCAGGCATTTATTCGTATGGTTCGGGAGGTCGGCACCCCCATCCCGCCGTGCGCGGATGTGGAGACGGTTGGTTATGTGAATCCCGATGACATACAGAAATCGGCTCTTTCACTGGGTTTCGCTATTATTGAAATCCAAGAAATGCCTAATCATGTTTATTCCGAAGTCCTCATCCGCCGCACCGACATGGAAGCGCAGGTTGCGAAGGTGGCGGCGGAGAAGGATGCGGAGATTGCGCGGCTTCGGGGCGCACTGTCCCAAGTGGCCGACGCGCTCGCATACGAAATCAACGAGCATAGCATTGTCGATACCGTGTGGGTCAGTCCCATAGAAACGATGGACGATTTTATTAACGCAGCCCTCAACGAAGGATCAGCCGCATGACCCAGACGAAACTTGAAATCATCGGCCCTTACACGCCGGAGTATGAGGGGCCGTTTTCATTCAACGGGGAAAAGTGTCTTGTCCATGGCACTTTAGGGACTCAGGTATTTATTAGCCGCCCCGAAAGCGACAAGGGGTTTATTGTAAATACGTTCGACATTCGCAACGTCCGCGAGGTGCCTGTGGCGCGGGAGTTTTGGGTTGTTGGTGGCCTTATGTTTAAGGACGAAAAAGAAGCCAGACGCATTCATGCTAATGCTATGACTAGATCAGAATTAATCCACGTCCGCGAAGTCCTGCCGGGGGATGGGGAATGACATCCCGTGAATACGCAGAATATCAGCGCCTGATGGATCTGCCCGACGATCAGAGGAACGAGGAAACGGAAGAACGTCTGGCCCATTTTCTGGATTATTTTGATGGGTTGCGTGACGATTTCCCAATTTGTGAGGTGAAGTCATGAGAAGCCGGGAAGAACAGATTGCTGATCTCACTAACCTGTTTGGTGAGGAAGGCATATTTTCATTCGTAGATGACCGGGACGCCGCGACTAAGCATATCCTCGAAGCCGAGCAACGCGCAGAACAGCGCGTGCGGGCAGCGATTGCGCGGGATAGTGAGCGGTTGGATTGGTTGGAGAATGTCGCAGTGAACGCTGAGGACGTTAATATCCATTGCTTGATGAACACTAGCGGAGACACCGTATTCGGGGTGTGTGGATCAGGTGATTATGAGCCAACGCTTCGGGACGCTATCGACGCAGCACGGGAGGCGCAGGGATGACTATCACAGCCACCTCCATCCTTGCCAGCGTCAGCAATGCCGGGAAGCGCATTGACACGCTCCTGCTGCGGTATCCTCGGTTTATTCACGCGGAGTTCATGACCCACCGCCAGTTCAGCCGTAACGCCAGCAGCAGCCGGGCCATCCCGGTTGAGCGATTGATTGCGGACGTTGAGCGCGATCCAGCGATGCCTGTGTTCTGGGGTAAGAACCAGAAAGGGATGCAGGCACGTGAGGAAATGTCAATCCATGACAGGTCAGCGACCGAAATGCTTTGGCATGACGGCGCGCGGTATGCTGTTGAAACCGCTCGTCTCATGGCTGGTCATGGCGCTCACAAACAGATCGTCAACCGTGTCCTTGAGCCGTTCTCCCATATCAACGTGGTGGTGACGGCAACGGAATGGGACAACTTCTTCGCTCTGCGCGATCATGAGGATGCCCAGCCGGAAATCCGTGCGCTGGCGCAGGCGATGAAAGCGGCTATTTCGGCAGCGGATGCACAGCACCTCTATGCTCACCAGTGGCACCTGCCATTCGTGTCGCCAGAGGAAATCCGTGAGTATCGGGGTCTTATGGACCCGACCGGCAACCTGCGGTCCGTATCGGCTGCCCGATGTGCTCGCACGTCCTACCTGACGCATGATGGGCGGCATTCTTCGCTGGATGAGGACGTTGATCTTGGCAAGCGCCTGACACGCTCCCGGCCATTCCACGTATCGCCGTTCGAGCATCAGGCCACGCCCTACGTTCCCGGTTTTCACGACGAAACCGACCAACGCAATTTCCGGGGCTGGGTCCAGAACCGTGCCCTGATGGAGAAATACCTGTGAGCGAAACCCACACCCCCTACCAGCGCGGCCGCCGGGCGGCTGAGCGTGGGGTGCCTCGAAAGGTGCCCACTGACGTTGATTTCGGAAAATATCGCAGGGAATGGCTTGAGGGTTTCGACAGCATCCACGGCACAGCCGCAACGCGCGGCGCACACTACCAGGCCGGGCAGTTTCAGGCGTGGGATGTGAGCCGCTACCTGTCCGGCGATATGGCGCAGGCTTGGCAGTATGTCTATCGCTGCGGCCGGAAGGGGTCGGAGCAGGATGCTGTTACGGATCTTCGGAAGGCCTGCGACTTCATTGAGGACTGGCTGGCCCATGATCCTGAACCCAATCAGCGCGCTTCTACCGGCGACATTCCCGATGAGGTGTTTTTCACGCTGGATCAGTGGCGGCTGTTTGCTCTGAATGACATTCAGTATGCTGATCACAATGGAACTGCCGACACAGCAGAGCGCGCCATCAAGGGTATCAAGCGCGAGATCGCGCGGCGGGAGGCGGCATGAAACCCCATTATGCAGCGCCGGGCCAGTCCGACGAATGGTTCACGCCACCGGAGATTTTCGAGGCGCTGGACGTGACCTTCGACCTTGACGTGGCCCAGCCGGAAACAGGACGCGCCTTCCTGTCTGTACCGTGTCGCCGGTTCCTGACCGCCAGCGATAACGGACTAACAGCGCCGTGGGATGGGTTTGTCTGGATGAATCCGCCGTTCGGTGGCCGCAATGGCGTCGTGCCGTGGCTGCGGCGTTTCATGGAACATGGCAACGGAATTGCCTGCGTCAATGCATTGACCAGTTCAGGGTGGTTCCACGATTTTGCACCACAGGCCGATGCCCTGCTTTTTCCGCGTGGAAAGACAAAGTTCATCCGCCCGGATGGGACGCGGGGAAATTCGCCAGGTAATGGCGTCGTGCTAATCGGCATGGGTAGTCAGGCCGTAATCGCGCTCCTGAACGCTCAGAAAAATGGTCTTGGAATGGTGACCCGAATTGCAGAGAGGGACGCAGCATGATCCATGAAATCCGCATAGCAGGCGACCTGACCGAAACCGTGGAACTGGTCGCCCAGAACCGATACCGCGTGTTCCTGCGGTGGCGCGGGGAAATCGTCGCAGCCCGGCCACAGGCGTGGCGAGCGCTGGTGGAGAGCGGGCGGGTTTTGGAGGTGGGGAATGGGTGAACTATCAGCGCCACCTCTCACCTTACAGGAAGTGCTGGAGCACCTGAAAGGCCGGATCGGCAGGACACGACTGCTCGAGCACCTGCGGACATGTCCCGAGTTCTCGGGAGGTCCCACCCACAGGCGCTGGGGTCAAAGGAAGATTATCTTTTATCCAGATGACGTTGAACGTCTTGTTGAAAGTTTGGAATGCCACTCAAGGTCGTCACGCGGGCGGGCAGCAGCACCTATTACATTCGCGGTCTCGTCCAGGGAAAACGTATATTTGAAAGCACTCGAACTAGTGACCCCAAAAGAGCAGAGGACTACCGCGCCAAAAGGGAGGCGGAACTATGGACGGAAAGCATCTACGGCACGAGAGCGGTCGTCACATTCGCAGATGCAGTGAAGTCCTACATGGAAGCCGAGGAACGCTCGGATGCAACCAAAGCGTATATGCGGCGACTTCTGATCTATTTTGGCACAACACGATTGCATGACATAAACCAATCCGCCGTCGATCGGGCATATAAACATATTCTCCGCGACGGTATGGCAGCCAGTCCAGCTACTAAAATCAGAAGTGTTTTGACGCCATTACGTGCTGTGTTGGAGTTTGCAGCCATCCGGCAATGGTGCGATCGACCCGCGTTCGATGCCCCCAAGGTCCGGCGCACCAGATCCGTGTTTCTCAAGCCTTCTGAGGCGACCTGTCTGGTCGTCAACGCTGCGCCTCACCTGCGTCCGATCCTGATTTTCCTGATCGGGACTGGCGCGCGTATGTCAGAGGCAATGGAACTACAGTGGAAGCATGTTGACCTACGCGCGCGCCGGGCCGTTCTATGGCAAAAGCAAGGATTCGAGCGGCACGTTGACCTGCCAGAGGTCGTGGTTCGGTCTATGGATATGATGCCTCACCGAGAGGGTCCGGTATTTCAGACCCACAAGGAAGGGGGCTATGCTGATCGGGGGAGGTTAAGCGGTGGCCAGATCAAGAGCGGCTGGTCATACGCCTGCCGCCGGGCTGGGTTTCCTGGCCACATGAGGGTCTGGGTCCCGAAAGGTCAGAAGAAAGAAAAGCAATTTTTCGTGCCTGACGTGACTCCACACGACCTGCGCCATACGTGGGCAACCTGGCACTATTGTGTGCACAAAGATATTATCAAACTGCGAGATGATGGTGGCTGGAGCACTATTTCCATAGTGACCCACTACGCCAAAAAAATGCCAGATGCCTACCGTTCCGAAATCCTCAACTGGTGGGGGGCATTTCCCCTTCTATTTCATGAGTGA